TAATGATGGATCTATTGGTCTCAATGGAACGGAAGAATCTACAGACCACAGACAAACTTTAAATAAAAGAGGAACCACATTAACTAGTAATGATGGCATCAAAACAATTACTATTAATGTAACAAATACCACTACTACATTAGCATCAATTACAGATGGTACGTTTGCTAATTTAGCAGAGTTGTATTTCATTAAAACCAGAGATGATTCTGGTAATGCTCTATCAACAGGAAAAGTAAAGTCTCTGTCTTTTGCTAAGGTAAACAAACCATTACTCAATGCTAATGATTCTGTTCTGTTCTTGGAATTAACAGTAGTTGGAGAGAAAGAAGACATTGAATTATTGATGCTGGAATATGATCCAGGAGATAATAACTACCAAAGAAATATATTTTTATCAGAAGCAGATGCTGCGACTGATAGTAATGAGTTAGGATATATTATTGATTATAGCGAAACTATCACTCCTTTGATTGGTAGAGCAAAACCAAGTAATTATTTCCTGAAGAATAGAGGTCTTGGATTTAATTCAGATTCTGACATCATTTTGTCTAAAGGAAAATTAGCAGCAGGTGGCGACACATACAATGCTATTTTTGGTCTTTCGTATTTTGACCCAGAATTTTACACGAAATTACTATTACAAACTGTTCCTCAAGGTACTAGTTTTGGAATTGGTAAGTATGTCGTAGGATTGACTAGTGGTGCTTATGGAGTTGTTGAAGGAGCACCATCTGGAACATATTCAATTGGCAATATTCTGTTTGTAAAAACTCTTTCTGGTAAATTTGAGTCCGGAGAATCTATTAGGGATGAAGACGGAGTTACAAATAAGATTGCTAAAGATAACACAATTTCTAAATTTATTGTAGTTAATCGTGGACTTGGATATGCCGATGGTTCTACTATTGTTGTCAATGGCGTAGAGTATGATGCCGCTGCTGCAGAATTGGTTCGTTTAACAAATGGTTCGTTCTACACAGTTCAAATTAATAACAAGTCTGCTTTATCTACGGAATATTCTCAACCACCAGCAGTATCTATTAAGCAACCGGATGGATCTGCCAACCCAAGTGTCAGTGCTGTTATTTTACCCGTCTTAACTAGAAATTCTGTAACAATTTACACACCACAAAATGTAAAATCTGTAGCAGCACAGTATGGATCTGGTAATGCTAATATTTTTACAGCAGATTTAGTTACAGATGATCAAGCATATGCTGAAATTAAATCAGTAACTGATTTTACTTTCTTTGGTTCTAAAGGTTACAACTTTATAGAATCTACTAGTTTCAGTGCTGATGCCAGTATTCTACTACAGCAAGGAGATGTTATTCAGTTCTCTGATGAAAGTAACACGCTAGTTCGTGCTGTTGTACAATATGCCACTCAAAGACAAGGATCTTCCAAGTCTAGGGTATACATGGACACCGTTCTTCCTGGTAATGTAACTAATACTAGTATTGTTAGATTACGTCCAAGGGTAGAAAATGCCAACTTAGGAACTTTACTATTCCCAACAGGAAGTAATCAAATTAAAAAAGTTGCTAATACACCAGAAGAAACAAACATCAAGTATTTCTTCCGTAGAGATTTTGTGACCACAGCATCTACATCTGGTGGTACTGTTACTTTTGCTGCTCAATTGCCATTTGGCACACAAAGGTTTGCTACTTTTACCGAAGAAAATTATATTATTACTGTATTAGATCCAGGTGATGCTCCGAATATCAGTAAAGGCGATATCATTTATGTTGACGTAGATTCTGTAGAAATTAGTTCTGCGACTGATACAGCAAGTGGTCTAACGTCTGGTAGTATTAGTCTCAATTTACCAACAACATACTTTGGAACTATTCCAGCAAATGGTACATTCCCTAAATTAAAACTATCCGCAACATTGGAAGTTTCAAATGCTAAACCTAGATTAAAAACTTCTATTGAAAATAGAAGAATTGTTGTTACTTCTTCTGGAGATCGTGTAATTCCATTTAGAGGAACCAACTATGATAGTGACGTTGTTGAAACTATTTCATATTCGGATGCTTATAAACTGAGATACATTTATGAAGGTAGTGCAACACAACCACCAACTGTTGACACTTCAGGAAAGTTAATCTCTGGAACAGATGTAACAGATAGATTTACGTTTGATAATGGACAGAGAGATACTGTATATGATGTTTCTCGTATTGTATTAAAACCAGGAAAAGAACAAACTACAGGTCAACTTGTAATTGCTTTTGATTACTTTGAACAATCTCAGGGAGACTTCTGTACAATTGATAGTTACATTCACGAAGCAGGCGTAACTGAAGACCTCATTCCTTCATTCAATTCTTCTGTATATGGCATTGTAAATTTAAAAAATCTACTGGACTTCAGACCCAAGGTTGATTCTTCATCAACTATCGCTGGTTTCCAAGATCAATCTTCATTGGCTGATAGTGTAGGTAAGTTTGCTGGAGTAGGATCTGTAATTGCTGCTACACCAGCTCCAGACCTTGGATTAGAATATACAATTTCGTTTAGTCAAGTACAATATCTTGATAGAATTGATGGAGTCTTCTTAAACAAAAATGGAAACTTCATCGTCAAAGAAGGAAACTCTTCATTAAATCCAACCAAACCAGATCCAATTGATGATGCGATTGCTTTATTCTATGCCTATATTCCTGCGTTTACGCAAACCAGCAAAGATGTAAGAATTACTTCTGTTGATAATCGCCGTTATACGATGCGCGACATCGGTAAACTAGAGAAACGTATTGAGCGTCTTGAGTATTATACTACTCTTAGTATCCTAGAGCAACAAGCTCTAAACATGCAGGTCAAAGATGAAATCGGTTTGGATAGATTTAAATCAGGTTTCTTAGTTGACAATTTTGAATCTCATAGATCTGGAAATCTAGTATCACTTGATTATCAATGTGCAGTTGATTCTCAGCAATCAGTTTTACGTCCACAATCTAAAGAAGATTCTCTATTCCTAGAAGAACTTAATACCAGAGAAGATCAAAGATTTGTTTCTGGATATCAAAAATCTGGCAACATTATTACTCTACCTTACACTAGTTTAAATCTGTTAGGTAATAATTTTGCTTCAAAGACATTAAATCCAAATCCATTTGTTGTTTTACAATATGTTGGTGATGCTTCTATATCACCAAGTATTGATCAATGGTATGATCAATCGGTAGAACCTCTTGTAGTAGACACAAATACTGATCTGTATAAGATTTTTATTGCCAAACAAGATGTAAGAGAAAGTTTCTCAAGTTTGTACAATTCTTTTGTTATAAACTGGGTTGGATCTTCTCCATCATTTACATCTATTAATTCTCTAGGACAGATTAATTCCTTGGAATCCCAGTCTTCTGTAAGTAAGGCTTCTGTTTCAAGTTCCTCAAACATTAGTCCACAAAATAATGATGTTGCTAAAGGAGTACAATCTTCTACTGTTAGAGGTAATTCTGTATCCACCTCACTACAATTCTTTGCTAGAAGTCAACCAGTTAAATTTGTAATCAGCAGACTGAAACCAAATACTAACATTTCAGTATTCTTAGAGGGTAGAGATATTAGTCGTTGGGTAAATCCTGACCTCAGATTTACCGGTGTTGCTGGCAATTCATTGTCAGCTTTTAACGGTACTGTAACTACAGACAATGATGGTAATGCTAGTGGTTTAATTTTACTACCAGCAGGTTTTGCTCCTAGACAAAATGCTACATGGGGTGGCGATGTTGATACTGTTGATTACGACACTGATTCAGAAGAAGTAAGAGTTACAACCGGAGTTAAAACTTTTAGATTTACTTCAAGTAATAGCGATGCTGATAAACTAACAGTAGCTACTTATGCGGAAGTTAAGTATTATGCTACAGGAATTTTACCAGAAAATCCTGTTAGTATTATCTCAACTAAACCATCTTTCTTTAAAGCAAATGAGGGTGTTCAATTTGTTGATAGTAATACTGATAATCCCGTAAGACCAAATCCACTTGCTCAAACATTTAAAGTTGAAAACTATGATGGTGGAGTATTTACTACTGGTATTGATCTTTATTTCAACAAAAAGAGCAATAAGGTTCCTGTCAAAGTATACTTAACTAATGTAGACTCTGACAAACCAGGTAAAAATATTATTCCTGGAACAGAAAAAATCTTATCACCATTTACATATATTAAATTCTCGGCAAATGGAAATGTTTATGTCACTAAAGGAGAGAATGTAACGGGAGTTACTTCTGCTGCAAGTGGTCCAATTGAAAAAGTTATTGACAAAAACGGTGTTGATTTAGTTCCATCTTCTTCTGGTAGATTCTTATTGACAAATGAGCAGGTATATACTCTCGTTTTAAGTAACCACAATGGTCGCTCATTCAATCAAAACGAGCAACTATCAGTTCCATCAGTAACTCTCAGAAACAATACTGAAGGAGAATCTGGTGTTTTAAGAGTTGCGAAGGATAGTGGCAAAGTTTCAAATATTAGAATTACATCTACGGGTCAAAATTACACTAACGCAATTTTGACTATTGAAAGTCCACAACTTCCTGGTGGATCTGTTGCTACTGCCAGCGTAGAAGTATCCGATGGTAAACTTTATAATACAGAAATTAGTTTGAATGGATTTGGATATACAGAACCACCATCTGTCGTCATTAAAGGCATCGGTAATGGTGCTGGAGGAGCGACAATTGAGACTGAGATAGAGATTGATAGTCCAGCAATTAGAATGGGTGTAGCAGTGGACCAGAGTGGTCTCACAGATTCCACTGTTCCAACACATTTTGAATTTGAACATCCTGTATATCTACAGAATGACACAGAGTATGCCATGGCAATTGAAACTGATTCTACTGATTATGAAATCTGGGTATCTAGACTTGGAGAAGTTGATGTTTCTACAAGCACGGTTGTTACCACACAACCTTCTCTTGGTTCAGTATACAGATCACAAAATGTAGATAATTGGACAGAAGACAATTTTGAGGATGTCAAGTTTACTCTATACAGAGCAGAATTTAATATCGCCAAAACTGCAGAGTTGGTATTAACAAATGAATCTTTGGGTTATGAATTATTATCCAAGAATCCATTTAATACTAATGCTACAGCTAATACAAACGCAACTTCAAAACTCTTCCGAAATAATAACAACATTATTCAAGTATCACATAGAGATAATGGATTTGAAACTTCCGGATCTTCTTACGTTTTCTTCAAAGGAGCGGTTGAGACTGGTGGTGTGACTTCGGATGTTTTAAATAGCAAATTATTCCAGGTTACAAATAGTGGAATTGATACTTATAATATTGTATCAGATGTTGCTGCTTCTGGAAACATTGAAGGTGGTGGTGAAGTAGTATATGCTACTTACAACAGAAAATATGAAATCTTATATCCACAAATTCAATACTTATCATTTACTGGAACTAAACTAAGTTCTTCTATCAAAACAACAAATGTTGTTCCTGTAGATTCGTCAACCAATAACTATACATCATACTCACAAACAGATTATGAAAAAACATTTTTGAATGAACCTCATTATTTCACAAATCAAAAATTTATTGCTTCTGATATCAATGAAACCTTAAACAATGTTACTTCCTTGATGTATAAGTTGTCTCTTTCATCTACTGTTTCTTATCTTTCTCCTGTAGTTGATCTTTCCACAGCAAGTGTCAAGACTATATCAAACAGAATTGAATCCGCCACCGGACAAGAAAATAGATATGGAAGAAGAGATCAAATTATTAAATTCTATCCACTTTATAAGTTTAATATAGGAAATACAGGTGGTAGTCAAATTCAAGACAACCAAGCTATTGAAGGATATACTTCCAAAGCGGTAGGTACTATTGCTAAAGTTGAGGGTTCTACAGTTTGGGTGAGACTCAAGACAAGTCAATTCTTTAAGAGAGGAGAAAGAGTTACATTAGGAAATCAACCAACATTAATTGAAACTGTTAATGGTGTAGTTGTACCAGCTGCTACTATTGATACAAATCCAATTGAAGTATTCATTGATATCCCCGATTCGGCAACTATGGTTGCCAGAAATCCATCTAATATTCTAGAATCATATGATAACATCATTACTGGAACTGCGGTTATTTGGAATGATAAAACTCAGGAACTAGAAGTAAGAAACGATACACAACCATTAATTGATGACTTCACAGGAAGAATTATTGACAATACAGTATTCAATAGAAATTCTGTTGTGAATGATCAACTTGCCGATATCTTCAGAGTAGGAGACTTTCTTAAGTATCCAGATCAAGTAGATAGCGAAGCAAGATTCTTGGAAATTAAAACAATAACTTATGCTAATGGGATAACATATGTTTCTGATAATACCTCTAAGAATAGTTCTACTGTAGCAAAATATGTTACAAAAGAAGTTGTAATTAATAATCCAGCGACTGCTGTTGATGTTCACATAACATTAAATTCTAAAGACATTAATGATGTTCAGGTTCTTTACAAGTTTAAAAAATCTTCAAGTCAAGAAAACTTTGAAGATATTAACTGGATATACTTCAATGAAAATGGAAGACCAGATTCACTAGAGATTGCTACTCCAGAAAATACAATTTCTGCTATCGTAGAAAAACAATCTTCGTATCAAGACATCACTTACAGCGTGTCGGATCTTCCAGAGTTTTCATCTTTTGCTGTCAAGATTGTTATGAAGGGAGTTGATCCAGCATTTGTTCCCAAGATCCAAGACATCCGAGCAGTAGCAGCATTCTAATTTCCGCATATGAGTTATATTAAAGTAGAGGGTCATGATGGTCTCGTTAGAGACGAGACCACAGGTGCCATCATCAGTTTGGACGATTCTGCTATAGAATCCAGACGCAAATCAAAACACCTTGGTTCCGCGTTAGAAGACATAAATATGTTGAAGGATGAAATCTCTGAAATCAAATCCCTACTTAGAGAGTTAGTAAGAAATGCCAGCAATTAATGTCGCAAGAACCGATACCTTTGAACAACAAAGGGTAAAAATTAATGATATTGGATCTCAAGTATTTAATATTGCTGCAGGTGGTTCGGATTTATCCACAGGAAATTTAAAACTTGGGGATGGTGCTAAAAACACACCATCATTATCTTTTGTAAGCGATAATTCTCTTGGTTTATTTAAGTCAGATTTAAATGTTCTGTCTTTTGTTTCTGGATCAAGAAAGATTTTTGAATATTCAAATTCTCAAGTTACTTCTTATAATGATTTTTATGTTATTAAGAACGAACTAGATACCGCAGGAACTACAATTTCCTCTTCAGGAAGTGGTTATGGATCAGGAACATATACAGAAGTTCCCCTTACCGGTGGTAGTGGTAGTGGATCAGAATCCACAATTATAGTAGAATCATTTTTAGGTTCAGTAACTAGAAACGCTTCCGGATTAAAATCTGGTCAGTATTTTACTATTCCACTTACTGGTGGATCCGCACCAGAAAAATCAACAACGGTTAATTTCACAGTTCCAGATATTGTTGGATCTATAAGTAATGCTGGAAGTGGATATACGGAAAATAGTTATGATGATGTAAGTCTTAGTGGAGGAAATGGTTCTGGAGCTGTAGCAACAGTAGTTGTAGACAACACAGGAGTTGTCACAGAAATTACAATTTCCGAATCTGGTTCTGGATATTTAAATGGAGATGTGCTTACTCCAAATAATAGCACAATGTCTTATGTTGACGAAAATGACATTACCCAAACAAGTGGGGGAAGTGGAGCAACATATGTCATTTCAAATGATCCAAGTAGTATTGATGCGTCAACTTTAACTTTTCTAAGTAAAGGAGATGGGTATCTTGTAGGAGAAGTTCTTAGTCTTAATGCAGAAGTAACTGGGGTTTCACTGACAATTGTTGATGAAGAAGGATCACCTTCCACTTTAATTACTATAACAGAAGCACAATATAATCAATTTGTTACTGGTTCTACTATAACAAAAACTGGTGGAACTGGTGTTCTTGCTGCT